TTCTACAGACACAATTGAAGAATTTACTGTTACTTTCCAAGTACAATCCTTCTCCGTCGCCGGAGCAGGGTCACCTAATGGTTGATAAATAGTAAGAAGATCAAACTAAGATATAAATCATGGCCAAATTATTTGGGTTCTCAATAGAGGACACAGAACCACTATCTCCTGGAGCAGTCAGCCCCGTTCCTCCTAATAACGAGGACGGGTCTGATCACTACATGAGTAGTGGTTTTTTTGGTTCTTATGTAGATATCGAAGGAGTCTACAGAACCGAATTTGATCTAATTAAAAGATATCGTGAAATGGCACTTCATCCAGAAGCGGATAGTGCCATTGAAGATATTGTGAATGAAGCTATTGTTTCTGATACAAACGATAGTCCAGTTGAGATTGAACTTTCAAATCTTAATGCTAGCGATGGCATTAAAAACAAAATTCGTAGCGAGTTTAAATATATTCTTGATTTATTGGATTTTGATAAGAAAGCTCATGAAATCTATAGAAATTGGTATATTGATGGGCGCATCTATTATCATAAAATAATTGATCTTAAGAATCCCCAAGAGGGAATTCAAGAATTACGCTATATTGACGCTATGAAAATGCGTCATATTAGACAGCAAAAGAAAAAACCTGGAGATAAAGCAGCAAGAGCTGTTGCACAGATTAAGAGTGATAATCCTATGGATTATGACTTTCCAGAGATTGAAGAATACTTCATCTATAATCCAAAGTCAGTTTATCCAACTGGCAATCCAATGCAAACTGGTGCAAGTCAGGGAATTAAAATTGCAAGAGATTCAATCACCTATTGCACTTCAGGTTTAGTAGATAGAAATAAAGGCAACACACTTTCATATCTACACAAGGCAATTAAGTCACTCAATCAACTTAGAATGATTGAGGATTCTCTTGTTATCTACAGATTGTCAAGAGCACCAGAACGTAGAATTTTCTACATTGATGTTGGCAATCTACCTAAAGTTAAAGCTGAACAATATTTGCGTGACGTTATGACACGTTATCGCAATAAACTAGTTTATGATGCATCGACTGGAGAGATTCGTGATGACAAAAAGTACATGTCTATGCTGGAGGATTTTTGGTTACCTAGACGAGAGGGAGGACGTGGTACTGAAATTTCTACTCTTCCAGGAGGACAAAACCTGGGCGAAATCACAGACATTGAGTATTTTAAAAAGAAGTTATACAGATCACTCAACGTCCCGCCGTCTAGAATGGATGGTGAAGGGGGATTTAATTTGGGAAGATCTTCCGAAATCCTCAGAGATGAACTAAAGTTTACTAAATTTGTTGGACGTTTAAGAAAGAGATTCTCTAACATGTTCAATGACATGTTAAAAACTCAGTTAATTCTTAAGAACATCATTACTCCTGAAGATTGGGAGATTATGAGTGAGCATATTCAATATGATTTCTTATACGATAACCACTTCTCTGAACTCAAAGAATCAGAACTTCTAAACGAAAGACTGACTATGGTTCAGGCTGCAGAACCTTATGTTGGAAAGTATTTCTCTCAGGATTATGTAAGACGTAAGATCCTACGTCAAACTGATGTAGAGATCATCGAACAAGATAAACTGATTGAAAAAGAAATCAAAGCAGGTATTATTCCTGATCCTGCAACCATTGATCCTGCAACTGGAATGCCATTTGCACCTGAAGGTGCTGGTGGAGATTTAGGAGCTCCAGTTATGGAACCTGAGATTGATGGTTCTCCAACAGAAGCACCAGAAATCCCCAAGGGTGGGGAAATATAAATAATATCGAAATTTCATTAATGTAACAATGGATTCTGATTTAATGGACATGATTATTGGTGACAAATCACCATCAGATATTAGTGACAAGATCAAAGATATTCTGTTTGCAAAGTCTGCAGAGAAAATCGATAATGTAAAACCATCAGTCGCTGCAAACATGTTTGCAGGTGTGACTGGAGAATCTGATGATTCTGAATGAGTTTTTGCTAAATAAGTAAAAGTATCACTTTAAAAATGTCACGTATACGTATAATTGGAACTGAAGTAGGAACACCAACATCTGGTGCTGCAGCCACCACTGTTAGTAACGCTACAGTTGTGAGACTACACAATGATACTGGTGCTGTAAGAACTGTTGGTGTCGCCACTATTGTTGGCGCTGCATCTACAGCATATTTTACTATGCCAGCAAACTCTGTTGAATTTTTAGAAAAGTATAGTTCTGAAGTTATCTTTACAGATTCTGCAATAAAAGCATCAAAAGTAGGTTACACCAATTAATCCAATGAAACTAATCAGAGAAGAAATCGAATCAGTAAAGATTCTTACTGAGGAGAGAAACGGAAAGAAATCACTTTATATTGAAGGTGTTTTCCTCCAGGGTAACATTAAGAACCGCAATGGTCGTATGTATCCCATGGAAACTCTTCGTCGTGAAGTTGGCAGATACAACGAATCAAATATTGTATCTGGCAGAGCACTTGGTGAACTTGGCCACCCTGATGGTCCAACTGTAAACCTTGATCGTGTTTCTCACAAGATTGTTTCTCTGAAAGAATCTGGATCTAACTTTATTGGTAAAGCAAAGATCTTGAATACCCCAATGGGTAAGATTGCATCATCTTTACTTGATGAAGGTGTAAAACTAGGCGTTTCTTCTAGAGGTATTGGATCTCTGAAACCAACCAAAGAAGGTTTTAATGTTGTTGGCGATGACTTTATGCTAGCAACTGCTGCTGATATTGTTGCTGATCCTTCTGCTCCTGATGCATTTGTTGAAGGAATTATGGAAGGAAAAGAATGGGTTTGGGAAGGAAGTATTCTTCGCGAAAGAAAAGCAGAGCAACTGAAAAATGCTGTAGAATCGCTTGTTGTACAGAAACAACTTGACGAAAGAAAGGTTGAATTATTCAATAATTTCCTGTCTAGTCTATAACTAGCGTCATTTATATAAAATTTTTTAATTTATAAATAAATATAGTTAATTTAAACTACGGATAACGGAGAGTACAAATGTCTAGTGACAACAATTTACAAGAAATGGAAGCGGGCACTAAGCAATCCAAAACTGCAGTTAATGCTGGCGCAAAACCTGCAGAGCCTATGCCAACGATGACCGATCCTGGAACTCAACTCGGCTCAGTTGAGGATCTTGGTGGTCCTACTCCAGAAAACTACAAGCCTGATGATGACTCAGCAAAACTGAGCACTCCTGGCGGATCTCTTAAGCAAGTTAGAGATGTTGTTAATAAGGGTGCAAAACCTGCTGATGCCATGAAGGGCATGAAGGAAGAAGAGGAAGTCGAAGGCGAAGTTGTCTCTGAAGATGAGACTACCGAAGAGGAAGTCGTTGCTGAGGCAGAAACTACCGAAGAGGAAGTTGTTGCTGAAGAAGAGACTGCTGAAGAGGAAGTTGTTGCAGAGGCACCTGAGTATACAGAAATCGATGTCCAAGAGGACGTTGATGCACTTCTGGGTGATCAGGAACTCTCCGAAGAGTTTAAAGAAAAAGCAAAGGCAATCTTTGAAGCAGCAATTGGTTCAAAGGTAGCATCAATTAAAGAATCTCTAGAAGCATCTTATGAAGAGAAACTTGTAGAGGAAGTCGCAGAAATCAAGACTGCTCTTAATGAGCGTGTTGATTCCTATCTTGAGTACGTTTCAGAAGAGTGGTTCAATGAGAACCAACTCGCTGTCGAGAACGGACTCAAGAATGAAATGGCTGATTCATTCCTTTCTGGAATGAAGGGTCTTTTTGAAGAACATTATGTAACAATCCCTGAAGATAGATACGATGTGCTTGAAAGCATGGTAGAAAAACTTGATGATATGGAGACAAAACTCAACGAGCAGATTGAGAAAAACGTTTCCCTTAACGCCCGCCTCGCAGAGTCGGTTGCTGATGGAATCGTGGACGAAGTTTCTGAAGGCCTCGCTGCTACTCAGAAAGAGAAGCTCGCTTCACTTGCTGAAAGTGTAGAGTTTGAAAGTGAAACACAATATCGTGAAAAACTGGAGACACTCAAGGAAGCATATTTTGCTCCAAAAACAACTTCTCCTAACGTTAAGTCTGAAAGCCTTTCAGAAGGTGTAGACAATGCTCCTGAATCCGTTTCAGGTTCAATGGCTGCATATCTGAAAACTCTTTCATCATTTAACAAATAATTGAATTTAATATAATTCAAACCTAAACCGTAAACACTTTAAAGGTAAACCGCAAATGTTCCATTCTGAACAGTTGCAGGAAAAGTGGGCACCCCTTCTGAACGCTGAAGGATGCGAGGAAATCAAAGATTCCCATCGTAAAGCCGTAACCGCTGTCCTGCTCGAAAACCAAGAAAAATTCCTCAAAGAGCAAAACGCATTTGCTTCTTCTGGATCATTCCTGACTGAGGCACCTACCAACGCTGTTGGTAATGGTGGATATACCTCTTCAGGTTCTGACACCGCAACTGCAGGTTTCGACCCTGTCCTGATCTCCCTGATCAGACGCGCAATGCCTAACCTGGTCGCTTATGACCTCGCAGGTGTTCAGCCTATGTCTGGTCCTACTGGACTCATCTTCGCGATGCGTTCTAAGTACAAGACTCAGGGTGGCGAAGAAGCACTGTTCAACGAAGCAGATACTGCATTCTCTGGACAAGACGCAAACTTCAACCTGACCGCTGGCGCTTCTGAGATTGGCGTTGGTATGGGTACTACATCACAGAGTGGTGAGAACCCTGGCGCACTTAACCCTGTTGGTACTGCTGATTCTACTGGCTACAATGTTGGCCAGGGTATGCGTACAGACAAGGCAGAAGATCTGGGCGACGGCATCGGCGCATTCAACCAGATGGCATTCTCGATCGAGAAGGTCACTGTCACCGCTAAGTCAAGAGCACTGAAAGCAGAGTACTCCTTAGAACTCGCTCAGGACCTCAAGGCTATCCACGGTCTGAACGCTGAAGCAGAACTTGCTAACATTCTCTCCACTGAGATCCTCGCTGAAATCAACAGAGAAGTCATCAGAACCATCTATAAGGT